GATAAGGGTTTTGCAGTATACGACCTCTCGCGGTTTATCGGTACTCTTTCCTTGTTTAATGATCCTGAGATTGAAATCAAGGATTCGTACGTCGAACTCATCGAAGGCAACAACAAGTTTCAGTATGCTGTCACTGATCCTTCGCTGATCATCGTTCCACCAGATCGTGAGATTGAATTGCCGAATCCTGAAGTCAACTGCTTGATTTCAGAAGAAGCACTCAATCGAGTAATGAAGGCTCTGGCAGTTTCTCAGTTGCCTGAAATTGCCATCGTTGGTAAGAACGGCAAGATCTTGCTTCAAGCTGTCGATACTCGTGGCACTAGCAACGACTCGTTCAGCGTCGAAGTTGGTGAGACTGAAGCTCGCTTCCGCATGGTATTCCGTTCGGATTGTATGAAGTTGATTCCAGGTTCTTATGACGTATCGATCTCTTCCAAGGGCCTCAGCCACTGGAAGGGTGCAACAGTAGAATATTGGATTGCTGTTGAATCCAACTCCTCGTTCGAGGCTTGATTATAATGGGCGGTGTTTCGGCATCGCCCACTTTTTGTGACGGAGATATATTATGCTTGAAGATTTTTTGTGGGTCGAGAAGTATCGCCCAAAGACCGTGTCCGACACTATCCTGACTGACGAACTCAAGAAGACATTTCAACAGTTCGTAGATCAGAAGAACATTCCTAATCTCATTCTCTCTGGCACCGCAGGCGTTGGTAAGACGACTGTGGCCAAAGCCATGTGTGAAGAGCTTGGATGTGACTACATCGTTATCAACGGTTCGATGAATGGCAACATCGATATGCTGCGTAACGACATCTCTCAGTTTGCTAGCTCTGTGTCCCTGATGGGTGGCAGAAAGATGGTTATCCTCGATGAGGCCGACTATCTCAACCCTCAGTCCACTCAGCCAGCTCTACGTAACTTTATGGAGGAATTCAGTGCAAACTGTGGATTCATTCTTACTTGTAATTTTGTCGATCGGATTATTGAGCCGCTCCATTCTCGATGCTCGGTTATCAAATTTAAGATTCCTAAGTCGGAACTCCCATCTCTTGCCAAACAATTTATGCAAAGAGTATGTGGAATCCTCGAGACTGAATCGGTTTCTTATGAAAAAGCGGTCGTTGCTGAAGTCATCAAGACACACTTTCCAGATTGGCGACGTGTTATTAATGAGCTCCAACGTTATAGTGCTACTGGCGGGATTGACACTGGGATTCTTAGGAATTTCTCGGATTCTGCTCTTGCCAAGCTGATTGGTTATATGAAGGACAAGAACTTCACAGCCGTACGTAAGTGGCTTGGAGAGTCTGACATCGAACCAACAGAATTCTTTCGTGCCTTCTTCGATAAGGCCGAAGATTATATCGGTAAAGGTAGCATGCCTCAACTCGTACTCCATCTTGCAAAGTATCAGTATCAGAATGCATTCGCCGCTGATCCTGAGATTAATCTAATGGCATGTCTCACAGAAATTATGGCCGACTGTGAGTTCTTGTGATCTGGTTCAATCGAAATAAAACATGTGCCGTCTGTGAAGATAAGTATCTGAAGAGCGTGCCATTTCATGAAGTACAAGTAAATACTGATGATGGCATGATTTCTCTTGAGATTTGTGATAAATGCGCAGACTTCTTTGATAAGTCTGCAGATGTGATTATGAAAGGCCGTAAAGATGAAACCGTTCGACTTCGTGACATCGATCAACTCGACCAAGAAGAACCTGATGAAAGGTACGGAGAATGATACCCTTGCCGAGAAGACGTACAGTCCTTGGCTAACAAATAGATCCTTATCTTACTTCGCCGATTCCATTCATGCCGCCAACATGATGAACTGCAACCACCACCTCGACAACAAACTCCAATATTCTTTTTTGATAAATATCATACGACCTAGCAAACGCTTTGCGAAGTGGGTGAAAAAAGAAAAGGATGGAGATCTCGAAGCGGTTGCAGAGTATTACGGTTATAACCGCCGTGCTGCCAAGGCAGCTCTTGATATCCTCTCCTCTGAACATATAAAAATAATAAAGAAAAAGATTCAGAAGGGTGAAACATGAATATTTTAGAAACTTTAGTTGAAGTGAGGCTTGGAGAAGAAGACGATTTCTTAAAAGTTCGCGAGACTTTGACTCGTATCGGCGTAGCTTCTCGTAAGGACAAGACTCTTTATCAGTCTTGCCATATCTTACACAAACAAGGCAAATATTATATCGTCCACTTTAAAGAGCTCTTTGCTCTTGACGGTAAGCCATCAGATTTTTCTGAAGAAGATAAAGGTCGTCGAAATACAATTACCAAACTTCTCTCCGACTGGGGATTGATTGCGATTGTTGATCCGGATAATATCGTTGATCCTCTGACACCACTCAATCAGATTAAGATCCTTCCATTCAAAGAAAAAAATGAATGGAGTCTTGTGACGAAATATAATATTGGTCGCAAAAAATAAGTTATTGATTTAAATCGAAACTAAAACGCACTTGGATGATTCTGAGTGCGTTTTTTTGTGTACATTATTGTCAAAACATTGTATCCTAGGTATATGATGATGAAAAGGAAAAATGATATGCTTACTCTTCGTGATATTGATGTTGCAACCAACTCAAAAGACGGTTCGATTTATTCCGACCTCTATAAAGAAGTATACGGATGCCGCCCTTATAATCCTACCTTTGAGTCGGTCGAAGCATTTGATGCTGACTTCGAAGCGCTCTCGCGTTTGCTTGATAAGGAAATCGAGAGTGAAGCTGAGTATCAACAGATCTACTTCGACAAGTTTGTTGCTCGCGTTGAAGAGACGATGCAAATCGTTCAAGGTACAACTCGCGAGCGCGCGATCGAGATCATCGCCGAAGCCGAAGGCATTCGTCAGCGCGAGTTCGATTTCTATGGCCTCGAGATTCTTGAGCATGAACTTAATCTTAAGTTTGGTTCAATCTCCAAGTGGTTATCAGAGTAAAATACCGGTGTACAATAATGCCAAACTGTGGTAGAATGATATTATCAGTTGAAAAGGAATATATTATGACTCTTACCATTGAACAAATCGAATCCACTTACGCCGTACCTGCCGACGCGACGCGTCAAAACTATTATCCCGTACGTGCCTATTGGGTACCGATTGAACTTCGCGAACAAGTTTTGGCCGCCTATCGCGAAACCAATACTCGTGTCCGTCTTCGCTATCGCGGCCCACGTTCTATTGCAATCGGCCGCGAAATGACTCGTAACGATAAGACTACTTATCTTCGTTCGCGCCATCGTGCGATGCAAGATTGTTTGATTGCCGACGCAACTCATTTTACTGTTTACGACTATACATCGCGATAAGTTGAATATATATTATTAGGAGATTATTTTATGAACGTCGAACTTTTTGCATTTCCTACAATGGAAAATCCGAAGGCGGTCGAAGATACATTTTGCGATCTTCTGAACGCGAAGCGTCGTGGAGAATCGATTCCTGTCGAAGCGCTCGATTGGATGGACACCGCGAATAACTGGTTATTGGAGTCGAAGTAATGCCGAATGAAAATAAAGGTGGAACGTTTGCTCCTGCAGATATGGATTTGTTGAAGCGTGCTCTTCGTTATTATAAAGATATGCTTGTGAGTACCGAAGAGAGCGAACGAAATGCTTCAATCGAACTCATGAAGGTGGCTAACCTTCTTCATCGAATAGGTCGTATTGCATAAAAGTTAAAGGTCCCGTAGCTCAGCTGGATAGAGCACGAGCCTTCTAAGCTTGGGGCCGCAGGTTCGAATCCTGCCGGGATCACCATTTTGTTGTGTACATTATTTCATTTCTGATGTAAGATGAATCTATAATCAGAAAGGAAACGAAGATGCTCAATTACACTCTCACCATTCGCAACGCTAAAACCAACAAGGTTCTTCGTAAGATTGAGTATAAGAACCACAGCGGTCATGCTATGATGGATGAATGCTTCTACTGGAGGCAGCATTATCGGAAGAAAGGAATTGAGGCGATCACCGAATGGTAAGGGGGGCATAGTCCAACGGCAGAGACAAAGGACTTAAAATCCTTCCAGTGTGAGTTCGAGTCTCACTGCCCCTACCATTTATTTTTATTTCGATGCGTTTTTTAGTGTACATTTTATCAAAACTTTGGTAGTATGAATAATAAGCTAAAGGAAATGGTTATGATGACATATGACGAAATTGTTGCTGACGTTGAAAAACTAATGCGCAAAGCCTGCGAAGAAGCAGCTGCTGATTATGATGAATTTGTAATGAAATTAAACGATGTATTTGATGCTCGGTTTGAAATTGTGGAGATGTGATATGGAAGTTTTTGCATTATTAGGTGGTTGGGAATACGAAGGTTCTACTTTGTTGGGTGTGTACGCTTCTGAAGAAGAACTTCGCTCTGCTCATGATGAGTATACTCGTGACGGTGATCGTTTCATCGATTTTTACTTCATCGAGCGTCGAGTACTTGGCGCTCCTATCGATCATGAACCAGATCGGATCTACATCTAAAAGAAAGAATATTATTATGCAAGTTTATGTCGTGAATAATGAATCTCCTGAAGGAGATCACTCGATTATGGTCGGAATCTACTCGTCTGAAGAGAAAGCGAGCGAGATGATCAACTTCTTGGAACGCGAGACTCCTGGTTGGTATCCTACCTACTCAGCTGAGGACGTCGATCCAGAAGAACCAATGTATTAAAGTTTAACGGACACTTAGCTCAGTAGGTAGAGCAACGGGCTTTTAACCTGTAGGTCCCGGGTTCGAGCCCCGGAGTGTCCACCAATTTGAAAGAGTATATTATGAAATACGAAGATTGGATTTTACTTCCATTGCCAGAGTCCCCTCTCGTACCGAACAAAAAGTACAGAGGTAGTAAAGTGACTTGGTCCAGTGGTGCAGTAGCATACTATTGGGTAATGTACCAATTTTAATTTTATGGACCATTAGCTCAGTTGGTAGAGCGCGGGACTCTTAATCCTTAGGTCGTAGGTTCGAATCCTACATGGTCTACCATTTTTTGGGTCGGTAAAGCTAGTGGCTCTGGCAGTGAGACTGTAAATCTCATCCGTTTGCGGGGGAGGATCGATACCTCACTGGCCCACCAAACAAAGGATAAATTATGCCAGGATCTGTAGGGCTATTTGATAAGTTACTTGTTGAGCATATTACTCAAATCAAGCCGCATACTATTTTAGATGTCGGCTGTGGTTCTGGTAACTATAGGCATATGAAAGCTGTTGCTCCTCTTGGTGCAACAATTGAAGCTATCGAGCCGACTGAAAGATACTGGACCAAGTTTGATCTAGAGAACAAGTATGATGTTCTTCATAAGATGACTGTGCAGGATTTTACTAAAACAGATGCTAAGATGTACGATCTTGTTATTTGTTTTGATATCCTTGAACATCTTTATCTAAGTGAAGCGATTGATACACTTGAGACTTTGACGTATTGTGCTCGCAATATTATTATTGCATGGCCAACAAATGTTAGTCAGGGTCACTGGGAAAATAACCCATATGAGAAACATAAGTCTAATATGAAGTTATCTGATCTCATTAGATTTGACATTACATTTTATCAAAAGGTTCCGTTAGAAAATTTTGGTAATATGATGTATCATTATGCACATATTAAAGGTATACACGGAGAATATTCTTCAAATTCCTCGATCGTCTAGCGGTAGAGGACAACAGACTCTGTTTACGGGGGTGAAGGAAAACGGCAATCCGCAGGTCTCCAAAACCTTGAGAAGTAGGTTCAATTCCTACCACCCGCCGCCAGATATATAATAGACAATGCCCTTATAGCTCAGTTGGTAGAGCAGTTGATTTGTAATCATCAGGTCCGGCGTTCGAGTCGTCGTGGGGGCACCATTTATTTTTCATTGTATGCGTTATTTAGTGTACAAATTATGTAAACTGTAGTAGATTGAATAATAAGAAATGGAGATTATAATGACTAATTCTGATTACTTGACGATGGCTGAAACTCGCTTCGCATCGGTTCAACGCTACTTTCCGAACTCTTCTGAGTTCAGCCGCTTGTTTAACATCATCCTTGATATGACAAACAAGATGACACCCGAAGAACGCCAAGCACATAAAGAAAAGACAATGGAAACTCCTGCTACGAAAGCTGCTCGCTTGAAAGAAGAGCAGCGTATCATGAAGCAAATGGAAATGAACAAAGATAGTAACAGCATATAAATAGGATTATATTATGATTAAGAAAGTTGAAATGCATGTCAGTGAACACACTCTCGACGAAGATGGTGGTCCTGGTGCACAGTCGATTGATATCAATCTTTATGTTCAAGCACTCGGTGCAACGCCGGCCGAGAAAGTAGCGATTCGCACTATTATGAATTCGGCTCAGTTGTATATCAATACAGAATTAAAGAATTTAAAATAAAGTTTATTCCCCGATAGCTCAGTGGTAGAGCAGGTGACTGTTAATCACCTGGCCGGTGGTTCGAACCCATCTCGGGGAGCCAGTTTGAGTGTAATGATTACATTCATGAGACCTCGGCAAGTCTGAAACTACCGATCACGTTAATAACAAAAGGTAAAAATATGAAAAAGTATATGTTTCCTCTTGCCGCCGCAGCGGCGTTTGTAACTACACCTGCAATGGCAAATGATTTTGCGGGTGTTCGTGCAGAAGTGACTGCAGGTCTAGACGACGTTACTGGTGGTGTAGATACCACAAAAGTAGCGTACGGTGCAGGCATTGGTCTCGATGCTGAGCTATATAAGAACGTTGTAGTTGGTGTAGAAGCCACACTTGACAATGTCTTTGATCGTCGTAATATCGGTGCATCAGCTCGTCTTGGTTATGTAGTTGCTGATAAGGCACTCGTATACGCGAAAGTTGGTTATTCCAACTGGAAGCAGACTACTGCTGCTGAACTCGAAGGTCTCCGTGTAGGAGGCGGCGTTGAAGCCAATCTATTTGGCCCAGTTTATGGCAAAGCAGAATATCGTTACACCGATTTTAATGGTGGCATTGGCCAGCACGGCGGTCTTGTAGGACTCGGTGTAAGGTTCTAATTTAACACATAGAAATCAGTGGAAGATGATGGAGGTGCATCTCTGGATTCAAGGCACACTATGAGGGTCGCTATAACTAGAACCCGAACTGCTGAACCATTGATGAAGCGACAGATCTAAGGAGTGGTACTCTTGCCCAACCAGCAATAGGTCTGTCGCTTCGCTTTATTCATGGAAATTATTATGTGGCGTATTTGGGCAAAAGCTTTAGGTGAGAAAGCAACTCCTTGTGATCGCGAGTCTGATAGAGTCGCTTTGATCCGGACTCTTTTTATCGTACAAGCTGTCATAGCAAACATTTTTCTAATTGCAAATGCAATTCATCATTGGTAGGAGTAAATTATGGTAGAACGTATTAAGATCAAAAGGTCC